AGGCAGGGACGGCCCACCACCAGCAGGAGCAGAACAGGCAACCAAGGCCAGAGCCAACGCCAGCGGCCAGGCCGAAGATTACAGCAAACGCGCCCGCACCCTCGCCCGCCCGCGCGAAGTCGGAACGCCCGCGCCCGCGAAAGGTACTGCTGGGCCGCAGGCCAAGCCTTGCGGGTTCGGAAGCGCAAAATTTTTTTAGGTAAGGGGTCAAAAAATCGCTTCCCCGGGGCCGGGCCGGGAAATAGCTGGGGGGTCAAAAATGCGACAAACGGGGGCGAATGAGCAAGCAAGGCATAAAAAATCCCCCATGGGCTATGCAATGGATAGCACAAGAGGAAAACGAATAAGGAATTATTTTGAAAAGCACTTTTATTTTGCGACAAAATGCGATATAATACAAAGGCCAAACCAATCTGAATAATTGCGCAAACAAAATCCAAAGGGGTTACTATACCCTTTTGGGTATTCGCCTATGCGAACAGAGTGAATTTGATAAAATGCAAATTCCGTTTCTGTTCGTATGGGGAGACCCGTTTGCGCAGATTGGTTTGGCGACTATCGGAGTTTGTGTTTTTGTGCGGCTGCTTCGGTAGCCACACTTTTTATTTTATACAAAGGGGGTTGCGACGCAGTGAAAACAAAAAGAGGAATTGTACTTCTACTATTTATGGGAACGCTCCTTTTGTTTATGTCTGGGTGCGGAGCAAAATATGAAAATCCAGCCGACCTTCCATTTGGAAGTGACGGGTGGCAGACACAAACGGCGGGAGAGGCCATAGAAGCTCTGTCCGCAGCCGGATTTACCAATATTCAGGAGAACATAAAGGAAACGAGTTCTGCTGATGATGCGGGAAAAATCACAAAGATAACTGTGAACGGTGAAAACCTGTTCCGCAAAGGAGACCGACACGAGGGAACCGATGTGGTGGAGATCACATATTATTCGTTGAAACAGTACGAGGCAGAAATGGAAATCGAAGTGTCGGGAGATGCAGGGCTGCCGGTGTTTGCGGTGAACACGAACCTGCCGAACGGGACAAAACTGGAATTGACACTGAGCAACGAGGAGGGCTATTCTGAAAAGCAAACGGTAAAGGTTAAGGACGGGCAGGCTGTCAGCGATATGTTTTGGGATAATGGGCATTACCTGCTTGGGGAATACACGCTGTCTGTGGTCATGAAGCCGGAAGATCAGAACGCAAGTGTGCAATATGAAATTGGGAAAAACGGAGAAGCCATGACAGGGCCGCTGGTACAAATAGGCGAAAAGGATGTGGGTCAATACTTGTTCCTGGAGGATGACTACATCTCGAACTATACAGAACCAGAAAAAATCAGTGAAGATGAACTGCGGGAGCGCTTTGCACAGGCACTATCTGGATTTGGAAACAACTATGAGATTGACTTAGAGGGGTATGTGTACACTGTGAGCGTGTGGCAGGACGGCTTGGCAGCTTGTGCGATGCTGGCGGAGCAAGGGGTACCGACAGCGGTAGAACAGTGGGAGGCGATTGTGGACACAACGGCGGAAGCGTCCAACAGCCTGCAAGAGCTACTGAGTATTAGCGGGTATGGCGATTACATGGTGCAAATAGAGGTATTGAATGACCAGAACCATGAAAACACCTTACTGACAGTACTCCTGGGGATGGTGTCATACAACTGTGTCTCTTGAAAAAATTTTGGGGAGTTAGCAACTTTCGCAGGTTTTCCGTGTTAATATCATAGTGTGCAATAAAGCCCGTGGCGGAAACGCTGCGGGCTTTGCCGTTGAATGCGCCCTGCACAAGCCGAAGCCCTGCGTACCTACGCGGGGTATTTTTGTAGGCTGCGCCGGGGCGCACGATCATTTGGAGGTGTGAAATGCCGAAGCGGAGCGAAAAGCGCGACACCGCCAAGGCTGAATACATCGCCCGAAAAGCGAGGGGCGAGGAAGTAAGCCTGCGGGAGCTGGCAAAAGAGCAAGGCGTGGGCTATCAAACGCTGCGTAACTGGAAAGCGGCGGACAAGTGGGACGAGGCGCTGCCCAAAAGAAAGCGGGGCGGCCAGCCGGGGAACCGGAACAGCGCCGGGAAACAGAACGCCGCGGGGAGCCATCCGGGCGCACCGGTCGGGAATAAGAACGCGGAGAAGGACGGAGCGTACAGCGCCGTCTTTTTTGATATGCTGACGGACTGCGAGCGGGAGCTTGTGGAGCAAACGCCGCTGAAAAGCAAAGAGGCCCTGGAGCATGAAATGAAAATCCTGAAATTCCGGGAACACAAGATACTGGCGAAGATCACCGAGTATGAAAGCGCCCCGGAAGATAGCCTATATATCTCCAGCCTGATGGACATGAGAGTGCCTGGCGGGCGGGGAAAGGACAAAAAGGACGGGGCTGTGCAGAGTATGGGAATGTACAGCAAGGACAGTGCATTTAGCCGGGCGCTGAAATTGCAGGAGGCGCTTTACAAGGTGCAGGGCCGTATTGCGAAGATCGCAGACAGCCTACGGGCACTGGAGGAGAGCGAACGGCGCATGGAGCTGGAGCGGGAACGCTTGGCACTGCTGCGGATGCGGGCCACCGGCGCGGTGGATGTACCAGACCCGGAAATGGGCGGAGAGAGCTTTGCCGACGGCGGAGAGGAGGAAGCATGACACTCTACACAAGCAAAGTGGTGGCCCAGTGGTTATGCCTGACCGAGCGGCGGGTGCGGCAGCTCAGGGACGAGGGCGTGATCGTGGAGGCGAGGCCGGGCCTTTATGAACTCCAGCCGACGGTGGCGCGGTATATCACCTACATCGGCGGAGCAGGGAAAGAGACGCTGACCAACGAGCGAATGAAGCTGACGAGGGCAAAGCGAGAAGCGGCGGAACTGGAAAATGAACTGCGCAAGGGAGAAGTCCACCGGACAGAGGACATTGAGCGGGGCATCAAGTCCATGTTCCTGAATATCAGAAGCCGCTTTCTGGCACTCCCGGCCAAACTCTCCCCCACCCTGGCGACCATGGGGGGAAACCAGACTGGCATATTTGACGAGCTGAAACAGGCCATCGACGAAATTCTGGAGGAAATGAGCGACTACCGGGTGGCCTTTGCGGTACAGGACGGTGAAAGCGATGGAGAAGAAGCGGAATAAAAATCCATGCGAGGGATGCGTGTGGCCTGCATACGCCGAGGGAAACAAAGTTCTCTGCCCATTCCAGCGCTGTGTGAGAAAGGAATATGAACGGCTGTGGCTGGAACGGAAAGAAGAACATGAAAAAGAGAAAGATCATTGATCTGCCAAAGCCCACCATGGATATGCTGGCCCGGTGCGCGGCGGTGCTGAAACCACCCCCGGAGCTGACCCTTTCAGAGTGGGCGGACAAATACCGGGTGCTGTCGGCGGAGAGCAGCGCAGAGCCGGGCCGCTGGCACACGGACAAGGCCCCATATCAGCGGGAGATCATGGACGCCATCGGAGACCCGCACATCCGAAAGGTAGTCATTATGAGTGCCGCGCAGATCGGAAAGACCGATGCGTTTATCCTGAACCCGCTGGGGTACTACATGGATTACGCCCCGGCCCCTATCCTGGTGATGCAGCCGACGCTTGACATGGGACAGACTTTTTCCAAAGACCGGCTGGCCCCAATGATACGGGACACGCCGGAGCTGCGGGACAAGGTGGATGTCAAGAGCCGGTACAGCGGCAACACAATCATGAAGAAAAATTTCCCCGGCGGGCACATCACCATCGTAGGCGCGAACAGCGCCACGGGCCTTGCCAGCCGCCCGATCAAGGTTCTGCTGGCGGACGAGGTTGATCGCTATCCGGCCAGCGCCGGAACAGAGGGCGACCCTTTGAGCCTGGCACAGAAGCGGCAGACGACCTTTTGGGACAAGAAAACCGTGATCGTCAGCACGCCGGTTATCAAAGGGCAGAGCCGCATCGAAACAGAGTTCGAGCAAAGCACGAAAGAGGAATGGAATGTGCCGTGCCCGGACTGCGGGCATTACCAGCCGTTCGTGTGGGCCAATGTGATCTTTGACCGGGAGAACCCACAGGGAGAGGTGCTGTACAAGTGCGAGCGGTGCGGGGTGGTATCTGGGGAATATCAGTGGAAGCAGGCAAGCAAGCGGGGGCGGTTCGTGGCAGAAAATCCGGCGGCAGAGGCCAGAGGTTTCCACCTGAATACGCTGGCATCCACCTTCTGCTCCTGGAAAGAGATCGTCCAAAAGTTCCTTGTGGCAAAAGAACAGCTTGACCAGGGAAACCCGGAGGGCATGAAAGTTTGGGTGAACACGGAGCTGGGCGAGACCTGGGAGGAGCGGGGCGAGCAGGTGGAGGACACTGTGCTGCTGAACCGCAGAGAGGTTTACGATGCGGATGTGCCGGACGGGGTGCTGGTGCTGACAGCGGGCGTGGATGTCCAGGACGACCGGTTTGAGGTGGAGGTGGTCGGCTGGGGTGTCGGAAAGGAGAGCTGGGGCATACGGTATCAGAAGATTTACGGCGATATGCTCAAAGAACAGGTATGGCAAGACCTGGATGCTTTTCTGCTTTCCGGCTTCAAGAAAAAGGACGGAACGACGCTGCATATCATAAGCGCCTGCGTTGACAGCGGCGGCCACCATACCGATCAGGTTTATCGCTTCACCAGAGACCGGTGGGAAAGAAAAGTGTGGGCCATCAAAGGAAAGGGCGGCAGCGATGTGCCATACATCCGAAACCCAACTACGAACAACCGCGTAAAAACGCCGCTGTTCATCATCGGTGTGGACGCAGGAAAGGCGCTGCTATATCAGCGGCTACGGCATGAGACCAAGGGGCCGAACTACTGCCACTTCCCGGAGAATGAGGCGGCGGGATATGACGAGGAATACTTTCGGGGCCTTACTGCGGAGAAGATGGTGGTACGGTTCCGAAAGGGGCGGAGCGTGGTTGTGTGGGAGCTGAAAGACAGCAAGCACAAGCGGAACGAACCGCTTGACCTGCGCAATTACGCCACGGCGGCGCTGGAAATCGCAAACCCGGTGCTGCAAATGACGGACGGAGCGCCGCAGCCGAGGAAACGGCAGGCGGGCCGCCGGATGCGAGGAGGTATCTAAATGGCTGTTTTTTCAAAAGAGCTTTGCCAAAAAAAGCTGAACACATGGATGAAAGCAGAGGAGGCAATCGCAACCGGGCAGAGCTATCAGATCGGGAGCAGAATGCTGACCCGAGCAGATTTGAAGCAGGTTCGGGAGGAAATGGAATACTGGGCCGGGAAACTGGCCGAGGCGTCCGTAGAGGAGAAGCACGGGGGCCGGAACCGGAGTTATCGGGCCGTGGCCCGTGACCTATAAGGAGGACAGGCATGGCGAAACCGAACATCTTTGACCGGGCGGTGATTGCCGTTGCCCCTGTCCATGCGGCAAAGCGGGCGGCGGCCAGAGCCGCCCTGTCGGTAATCAACAGCGGATACGGAAACTACGGTGCGAACCTGACCAAAAAGAGCATGAGGGGCTGGGAGTTCTACGGCGGCAGCCCGAAAGAGGACATCGAGGACAATATCAATGTGCTGCGCCAGCGGAGCCGTGATGCCTATATGGGTATCCCGACTGCGGCGGCGGCACTGAAAACCATGCGAACCAATGTGATCGCAGGCGGACTAATGCCTGCGCCGCAGATCGACGGGGAGTATTTGGGGCTGACTGAGGGAGAAATGGAACGACTGCAAGCGCAGATCGTGCGGGAATTTTCGCTGTGGGCGGATACTCCGGTGTGCGACGCAGAGAGGATAGATAACTTCTACCAGCTCCAGCAGCTCGCATTCCTGGGATACCTGATGAACGGGGACGAAATCGCCCTGCTGCCGATGAAAAGGCAGGTGGGCCAGCCATACGACCTGCGGGTGCAGCTGGTGGAGGCGGACAGGGTGTGCAGCCCGGACGGGTTCGACCGGCTGATGCCATGCACGGTGCAGGGGTACAAGGTACACAGCATTGTGCAGGGGGTCGAAACAGACGCAGACGGGATGGTGGTCGCCTATTGGGTATGCAACCATCACCCGCTGGGCAGCCACAGCACCACAGATGCGGACGGCATTACCTGGAAGCGGGTGGAGGCGTATGGAGCGAAAACGGGCCGAAGAAATGTCCTCCATGTGATGAACCGGGAACGAGCGGGCCAGAGGCGCGGCGTCCCGATCTTGGCCCCGGTTCTGGAGAGCCTGAAACAGCTCGGGAGATATACGGACGCTGAAATCACAGCGGCGGTGATCTCGGCCATGTTTACGGTGTTCGTAAAGAGCCAGAACCCGACCGAGGGCAGACCGTTCGGAGAAATGATACCGGCGGAGGAGCTGATCGACCGGGGCGACGAGAACAGCATTGAGCTGGGGCCTGGGGCCATTATCGACCTGAACCCAGGCGAGGATGTCCAGTTCGCAGACCCGAAACACCCAAACACAGGGTATGACGCATTTACCAGTGCGACCATTCGGATGATCGGGGCGGCGCTGGAGATACCGCCGGAAGTCATGCTGAAACAGTTCTCCACAAGCTACTCGGCGGCCAGAGGCGCACTCAATGAGTTCTGGCGCACCTGCGGTATGCAGAGGGACTGGTTTGCGGACGACTTCTGCCAGCCGGTGTATGAAGAATGGTTCACAGAGGCCGTGGCCCGAGGACGCATATCGGCTCCGGGATATTTCAGTGACCCGGCTATACGAAAGGCGTACACGGCCTGTTCGTGGAACGGCCCGGCCAGAACGAACCTGAACCCGGTGCAGGAAGTAACGGCGGCCATCAAGAGGGTGGAGGCTTGTTTCAGCACCGCACAGGAGGAGACCGCACAAATGACCGGCGGGGACTATAACCGCAACATCAAGCAGCGGGTGATGGAAGCCAAGCGAAAGCGCGAGGTGGATATAATCGGAAGCCCGGATGAACCGTTTAAGCCGGTGGAGGGCGAATAGGAGGATAGAGATAATGCCGGAAAACAAGAAATTCTGGAAGTTCTGCAACCAGGTGGGAAACACCGTGGAGCTGCTGCTTTATGGAGACATCTCGCAAACGAGCTGGTGGGGCGATGAAGTGACGCCGAGGCAGTTCGCGGAGGAGCTGGCAGGACTGGGGGCGCTGGACAAGATCGTGGTGCGCATCAACAGCGGCGGTGGAGATGTATTTGCCGCCCAGGCAATCGGAAACCAGCTGGAGCAGCACCCGGCGGAGGTGACGGCCAAGATCGACGGGCTGTGTGCCAGCGCGGCAACCATTGTAGCCTGCCACTGCGGAAAGGTGATCGCGGCCAACGACAGCACCTACATGGTGCATCCGGTTCGCATGGGCGCATACGGCTACTACAACGCCGAGGAGCTGAAAAAGTACATTGAGGCGCTGGACGCCATCCGGGAGAGCATCACGGGCCTGTACGCCAAAAAGACCGGCAGAGAAAAGGATGAAGTGGCCGGGTGGATGGATGAAACGAAATGGTGGACAGCCCAGCAGGCCAAGGAGAACGGCTTCATCGACGAGCTGGTGGACGATGCAGAGGAAACCGTCGTGGAAAACCGGGACGGGATGCTGTTCGTGAACAGCGTCAATATGCACTTGCCTTTCGACAAGGCACCTGACTTTGTGCAAAGCAGCAAGGCAGCAAAAACCGCCGCCGACTGTTTTGTAAATAAAAATTGCCATAAGGAGGTAAAAAACATGGCAAACGAGATCAAGACCGTGGACGATCTGCGCGGGGCCTATCCCGCACTGGTCAACGAGATCGAGGAGGCGGCGGCGCAGCAGGCCAGAAGCGACGAGCGCCAGCGCATCCAGGACATCGAGGAAATGGCCCTGCCCGGCAGCGAGGAGCAGACCTTTGAGGCCAAGTACACCAAGCCCATCAGCGCAAGCACCTATGCCAAGGCCGCTATGAAGAAAGCCAAGGAGCAGGGCAACGCATGGCTGAATGGGGCAAAGAACGATGCCGAGCATCTGGACGGCGTGAAGAAGGAGACCCCGGGGAACAGCGAGCAGGACGAGTTCATGGACGCCATCAAGTCCATGGGCGGCAAGAAGTAAGGAGGAACGAACATGAGTATGGATTTGGAGAAAAAGACCTTTTCCACCCAGCCTGACTATCTGATCGCCGGGACGGCGGAGATCGTCACTGCGGCAAAGGAAGCGGCAGCCGCGTTGAAGCGCGGCGCTCCTGTGGTGCTGGACAGCTCCGGCAAGCTGGCCGCTGTGACGGTGAGCGGGAGCACGGGGAACTATAAGACCGAGGCCACCGGCCTGTATGGCATTCTCGCGGAGGATGTAAAGAGCGGAGAGCAGGGCGTTGTGTACCTGAGCGGCGAGTTTTTTGCCGATGCACTGGTACTGCCTGCCAATGGCTCTGCGGCGGATTTGGAGGTTCCTTTCCGCGCACTGGGCATCTTTTTGAAGTAAGGAGGAAACTTTTATGGCTAACGAAGTGAATATTTACAGCCCTCGCTATCTGGCGGAGGTCGTGCGGCAGGCACCCCCTGTCCGCACCTATTTCCGAGACACTTTCTTTACCAATGTCAAGCCGTTCTCTACCGAGCGGGTGGACATTGATCTGGTGAAGGGCGACCGGCGCATGGCGGCGTTTGTGCATCCACGCCTGGGCGGCAAGGTGCTGACGGCAAACGGCTACACCACCGAGAGCTACAAGCCCCCTCTGGTGAACCCCTATGATGTGACAACGGCTGACCAGCTTATGACCCGTCTGCCGGGAGAGGATTTGTACAGCGGCATGACCCCTGCCCAGCGGGCGGCTCAGAAGCTGATGGAGGAGTACGCCACCCTGAATGATGCCACCACCCGCAGGGAGGAGTGGATGGCCGTTCAGGCAATCGTGACAGGCACCATCCCCATTGTGGGCGAGGGCGTGAATGAGGTCATTGACTTCGGTTTCACCAACAAGATCACTCTGAGCGGTGAAAACAAGTGGGGCGGCACCAAGGCTGACATCCTGGGCAACCTGGGCGACTGGACTGACAAGGTGCTGACCGGCGGCTTTGCCAATGTGGATATGGCGATTTTGGGCAAGGAGGCCAAGAAGAAATTCTTTGCCGATGCCAATGTCCAGAAGATGATGGACAACCGCCGCATGAACATGGGAGAGATCAACCCCCGTGACCTGCCCAACGGCGTGAAGTACCTGGGGCACCTGACTGACCCCAGTCTCGACCTGTACGCCTACGGCGAAGTGTACTACGACGACTGGACAAACCCGGAGGAGCCCGCCACCAAGCCGCTCATTCCCGACAATGCGGTTATCCTGATTAGTTCCCACCCGAACTATATGATGGCCTATGGTGCCTGCACCTACATTGAGCAGGCGAGCGGCCTGTGGGTGACCTCTCAGACCAGCCGCCTGCTGCGCAGCTATGTGGAGCATCACCCTGACCGCCGCATGGTGGAATTGCAGGCCCACCCCCTGCCCATCCCCGACAAGGTGGACAGCTGGCTGGTAGCTACTGTGTGCTGACAATTCAATCCCCTGCCTGCTGTGTGCAGGCGGGGGAGTTTTTCTGCGGAGGTGCAGCATGGCACTTTTTGAACTGGAACAGGATTTTGGAAGCGACCCGGAAACGGAGTGGAAAGCGCCGACTTTCAAAGACTGTGCAGCGGCAGACATCGACCTGACTTTCTTTGAGCAGGACGAACACGCAGACCTGCACACGGTTGACGGGAAAGAGGCGCTGGTCATTGTGGATGACCAACGGCTGAAAGAACACAACTCGCACTGGGAAGCCGGAGCGAAACAGAACTTTGATACGGGCCTATACACCGCATCCACCGTGCTGTACATCCGGGTAAAGGACTACGGGCCGAAGCCGAAGATCGGGAAGCATCTGGTCATGGATAAGGGCACCTCGCAGCAGCGGACTTACAGTATCCTGAACTGCGAGGAAGAAGCGGGTATTTACCGCATCACCATGGAGAGGACGAGACAATGAGCAGGGTGACTTACGACGCAGGAACCATGACCATCACAGTGGACGGGCTGGAGGATGTGGAGCGAGCGCTGGGGGACTTGAAGAAAAAGACCCCGGCGGCGGCCAAGGTAGCGATCAACGCCACAGCACGACAGGCAAGAAAGCTGATGGTGGCGCAGGCAAAGGCCAGGTATGCCGTGAACGCCGCTGGGCGGCGGCACCTGAAAGACCTGGTACAGCGGAAAAAGGCCACGAACACAAGTCTGAGCGCAGAGCTTCACATCGAGAAGATGCGGAACGACCTGGGCTATTTCCAGCACAGGCCGACAGAGAGCTTCAAGGGGCGGGATGTCCTGCGCAGAGCGCCTGCCCATGTAAAGGCGCGAGTTCTGAAATCCTCTACCATGACCGCTTTGACCGGCGACGGAGCCAATCTGAGCAAGGGCTTTTTGGTGGAGTTCAAGAGCGGCCATGTGGGCATGGTTCAGCGGCGCATCGGCTCCAGCTCCAGCCATACGGTTACAGAGCGGGGGCGTCCGCGGTGGCGGAACAAGGACGGGAAAGTGGAAAAGCTGGTGACGATGGGAAGTCCGTCGGCAACTGCGATGCACAGCACCGTTTGGCCCTATGTGGAACCGGAGGTAACGGAATACCTGTACGACAGACTGATGGAGCAGACCGAGCGGGTGATCGCGCGGGCAAAGGCCAGAAAGGGATAGGCGATGAAAGATTACATGGATGCGGTGAAAGCCGCAGGGATTGGGCGGACGCCGCAGCTTTGCCAAGACGCGCTGATCGAGATGCTGGAGGAGCTTTTCGCCGGGAAAAAGTACAACGGCCAACAGGGCAGAAAACCGCTGAACATCTATAAGCAGGATTTGCCGGTGCCGGAGGACTACGACGCGGATGTGGACACGGATGCGGCGGCGGCCCCCTATATCGTGGCCCGCATGACCGGCGGAGCCATTAAGGACGAAAGCGGGCCGCAGACGGTGGAGTTCAGCTTGATCGTATGCGCATACGACGAGGGCGGAGCGCGAGAGGGCTATCAGGATGTGGCGAACATCAAAGAGGACATTGTACAGCGGGTCTGTACGAGGCCCTATTTCGGCGGTGCGTTCACCATCCTGAAACCCGTCGTATGGGCTATGCAGCAGGATGATACGCACCCGTATTATTTCGGGGCTTGCACCTTGACCTGCACGGCCCCGGCTATGACACAGGACACGGAATTGGAGGGACTGGTATGAGCAGGAAAGCAGAGGCGTCGGCCATGGGTATGGCCGAGCGGGCGGAAGGAGCGGCAGGGCGGAAGAAAAAGGCTGGCCCTGTTGTCTACTGCGGCCCGACTGTAAGGGGCGTAGCGAAGCAGTACACGGTGTTCAGCGGAGGCATCCCGGAGGCGCTGGAGGATTTTTCTGAACGGCACCCGGAGGTAAAGGCCCTGTTGGTGCCGGTGGAGCAGTTCGCGGAGACCAGGAGGAAGATGGAGACTGCCGGAACGGCAGAAGCCATCCTGTACCACAAAATCAAATCTGAGCTGTAAGGAGGAAACAATATGGCTTACAAGCATGGCGTATATACCAGCGAGGTGGAAACCAGCCTGACTGCGCCTATTGTCGGGACGGCGGGACTGCAAGTGATCGTGGGAACCGCACCGGTGAATATGCTGAAAGACCCGGCGGCGGCAGTCAATGTTCCGCTGCTGGTGAACAACTACAAGGAGGCTGTGGAGGCCGTCGGCTACAACGACGACTTTGAAGCCTATACCCTGTGCGAGTGCATCAGTGCGGCGTTCAGCGTAGTGGGCGTGGCCCCCATGGTGCTTATCAATGTGCTTGACCCGGCGAAGCACAAGGCGGATATTTCGGAAAAGACGATGCAGGTAAACGACGGCGTGGCCGTGCTGGACGAAGTGGGCGTACTGCTGGAGGGTCTGACCATCAAGGCGGATGCAACGCCGCTGGAGGCAGGCAAGGACTACACGACCACATGGAACAACGACGGTACCCTGAACATCGTACTGCTCAAAGGCGGAGCTGGTGAAAAGGCAACCACGCTGACTGCGACCGGCAGCAAGATCGACCCCAGCAAGGTCAAAGCCGCGGACATCGTGGGCGGTGTGGACATCTCCTCCGGCAAGGAAACCGGCCTGGAGGTGGTGCGGCAGGTATATCCCAAGCTGTCCATGACCCCCGGCATTCTGCTGGCCCCCAGGTTCAGCGCGGACGCCACGGTGTCTGCTGCGCTCCAGGCAAAGACCAAGAGCATCAATAGCGTGTTTGGCGCGGTGTGCATCGTGGACATCAACAGCAAGACGGACGGTGCAGTGAAGTACACCGATGTTAAAACCAAGAAGGAGGAGCAGGCGGTCAGCGACCCCAACGCATACGCCGTATGGCCCTATGCCAAGGTGGGCGAGGTGGTGTACAGCGGTTCCGCCCTGGCTGCCGCCTTGACGGCGTACACGGATGCGCAGAACGACGACACACCCAATGTCAGTCCCAGTAATAAGACGCTGGCGATCTCCGCCGCCTGCCTGGCAGATGGAACAGAGGTCGTGCTTGACCAGGAGCAGGCCAACACGGTGAACAGCTTCGGCGTGGCAACCTGGCTGAACATGAACGGGTTCCGCCTGTGGGGCAACAACACTGCGGCATACCCTGGCATCACCGACCCCAAAGACCGCTGGTTCAGCGTCCGCCGGTTTATGACCTGGGCAGCCAACAGCTTTATCCTGACCTACTTCCAGAAAGTTGACAGCCCGGCCAACAAGCGGCTGATCGAGGCCATCGTGGACAGCGAAAATGTACGGGGCAACGGCTTTGTGGCCCGCGGCGTGTGCGCCCGGTACGAGATCACTTTCAACGAGGACGAGAACACTACCACCGACCTGCTCAACGGCAAGATCACTTTCCACCAGTACATCACGCCGTTTACCCCTGCGGAGGACATTGAGGACATCATTGAGTTTGACCCCAATGCCCTTTCCGCTGCGCTGAACTGATAAGGGAGGGAACAAAATATGATTAGCAGCAACTATATTCCTGAGAAAATCAGTGAGTATAACGCCTATCTGGACGGCAGCAAAATGATCGGCGTGGCCGCATCTGTGACCCTGCCGGAGATCAATATGAAAACCAGCACCGTATCCGGCGTGGGCGTCAACGGCGAACTGGACAGCCCCACCATCGGGCAGTTTGAGAGCATGGAGCAGGAAATCCAGTTCAACACCCTGTACAGCTCCGCCATGGATATGCTGTCGCCCCTGTCCACGGTGAACCTGACCCTGCGAGCGGCACAGCAGGTTTATGACAAAACGGGCGGCTATAACTTCAAGGGCCTGCGGGTGGTGGAGATCGGGCGCGTCAAGAGCTTCAACCCCGGCAAGGTTGAAAAGGGCGAGGCCATGGAGGCGACCATTACCCTGGAGCTGACCTACATCATGATCGAGGTGGACGGCGTGCAGCTCTTGGAAGTGGACAAGCTGAACGGCATCTACAAGGTAAATGGGAATGATATGCTGGCTGGCGTGAACAGCCTGGTATAACCCGGAAAACGGAACACGGCCCCCCGACTGCGGGTGGGCCGTGTTTTTCTAAACGAACGACGGCTGAAAGGAGCATTACCATGGAGGAAATCAAGAACACGATGGTGGAAGTCAACACGGAAACGCAAGAAGTCAACACCGAAAGGGAAGAAGTCAGCGAGGAGCGCGTTGTGAAGCTGACGAAGCCCTATGTCTTTGAGGGAAAAGAGTATGAGGAAATCGACCTGTCAGGGCTGGAGAAGCTGACCATCCGGGACGCCATCGACACACAGCTGGAGCTTTTCGGCGTGGAAGTTGCCGCCTCTGTGCTGTGTGAGACCACCACGGCATTTGCCAGAACTATGGCAGCAAAGGCGACCGGACTGCCTATCGAATTTTTCAAGCTGATGCCGCGCGGCGCTTTTAAGCGGGTAGCGGGCATGGTGCGCAGATACATGAATGCGGACGGCGAGACGGAGAACCATGTGATGCAGTTGGGGAAGCCCCGCAGCTATAAGGGGAAGGAGTACCGGGAAATCGACCTGAACGGCGTTTCTGACCTGAACACCCTGAATGAGAGTGAGGCGGAAAACCGGCTGGCCCGCGAGGGCTTTGCGGTGACGGAGAACGGAACCAACTATCTGTACGCCTGCGTGATCGCCTCGATGGCGACGGGCATCCCGGAGGATTTCTTCACCTCGCTGCCGCTGTATGAGCTGTTGAAACTGAAAAACGCGGTGAACGACGCGGATTTTTTCGAGTAAAGGGCGGGGCAAAAGCCCTGCGGAAAGCGGCAATCCGACTATCCTCGGTGACAGGGACGAGCCTTGAATTTTACTTGAAGCTGCCTGTCCGCGAGTTTGCTGAACTGAATGACGAGGTGGCGGAGGAATGGCGAAGAACAAAACATTAGAGCTTAGTATCAAGATCGCCGGAAAGATGGACAAGAGCCTGACGGCGGCGCTGGCCAGTAGCCAAGGGCAGCTGGGCAGCTTCGCCAAAAGTATCAGCAACATCGGGACGGCGGGACTGGCGGCCATGGGTGCGCTGACGGCGGGAACGGTGGCAACCATCGCGAGATGCACCAAGGAAGCTGCAAAGTTTGAAAACTATATGTCCGATGTGGTCAAAGTCGTGGACGGCATGGCGGACGCAACCGGAAAAGTAAGCAACAAGATGGCGGAGAACGGGAGAACCTATGCGGAAAACTACGCCATCCTGGAAGAACGGCTGAAAGACCTGAGTACGCAGATACCGTACACCTTTGAGGATTTGACACGCCTCGCAGCGGCGGCAGGCCAATCGGGAAAAACCTTTGAGGACTTGACACAGACGGACTTCCTGAAAGACATCGCCATGTGGGGAACGGCTATGGACATTTCCGCAGACCAGGCAGGCGACTGGGGCGCGAAATGGGAACAGGCGTTCAACATGAACCACGAGCAGGTCATGGAGGTTGCGGATGTCATCAACTACCTGGGCAACAACTACGCCACTACGGCGGCAGAGATCGCCCAAAGCGTGAATGATGCGGCATCCATGGGCCAACTGGCAGGCGTGGATGTTAAGGCGACGGCGGCCATCGCGGCCAGTATGCAGGCCATGGGTGTAAGCACTGACCGGGTGGGCACCAGTATCAAGCGCATCTATACCAACATCACAAAGGGCAGCACGGCCACAGCTGCCCAGGAAGCGGCATTTGAACGACTGGGGTTCTCGGCGACGCAAATCGCAAAGTCAATGCAGACAGACGGCACGGGAACGCTGCTGAAAGTGTTTGAAGCAGTGAACAACCTGCCGGACGCTGAGAAGCTATCCACGCTCAATGCCCTGTTTGGACAGTGGGCCATTGAGGGCGGAGCCAAGCTCACGCAAAACCTGGGCCTACTGACAGGGATGCTGAAAGAGGTTTCCAATGCAAGCGTCTGGAGCGGGAGCATGGAAAAAGAGTTCATCATCAAGGCGACAACGCCGGAGGCCATAGAAACCATGCTGGGAAGTGCCAAGTCTGCGTTGATGGACGACATCGGCACCGCATTTCTCCCGGCCTACAAGGAATTTGGACTGTCCATGATCGGGTTCATCCGGGGCGTCCGGGAGAATATGCCGGAGTTGACCAAGCTCGCAGAGAGCCTGGGAAAACTGGCGAGCCGCGGCGTGGAAAAGCTGGGCACTGCGATGAACTGGGCACTGCCATACATCCAAAAGGGCCTGGACTACCTGCTGAACAACGGCGAGCAGGTGGCCCATATCATCGGGATACTGGCGGCCACCTTTGCAGGAATGAAACTGGCACCGGCGGCGGAGGGGCTGCTTTCCGGCGTGGGCGGTATGCTGTTCGGCGGAAATGCCGCAGGCGGAGGAAAGCGGAGCGGCGGCCTGTTCGGCGGCATCAAAAGCCTGTTTATGGGCGGGAGAAAAGCCGGGAGCGCCGGAGCCGGTTTTGCATCCGCCTTTGGAGGGGCGGTATCTGGAAACGGATTTAAGGCAACCATGGGAGCTACGCTGTCAAGCCTGCTGGCCGGAAACGGCTTTAAGGGGACAGCGGGCCTGCTCTCTGCCGCGGCTGGGACGCCGGGGCTTCTCTCCGGCTATGTTGGGCCGGGAAGCGTAATCAAAAATGCAGCGGCGAACAGTGCAGTGGGACAGTGGCTCGGAGGAATAGGAACGGCCATCGGGAACACAAAGACCGGCGGCCTCCTGAGTGGCCTGCTGGGTAAAGCGGGAACTGCGGCGGGCGGACTGCTGGGGGCCGCAAAAGGCGGCTTGGGCGGCCTGCTGGGCAAGGCGGGAGCTGCCATCATGGGGAGCAAAGCCGGAATGGCCGTGGGCGGCCTGCTGGGCAAGGCAGGCGGAGCATTCAGCGCAATCGCTGGCTCCGGTGCGGTAAAGGCAATCGGTGGTGCTGCGAGCGGGGGCCTTGGGATACTGAGCAGTATTTGGGGGCCAATCGCAGGCGGCTTCGGAACCCTACTGTCCGGGGCGCTCCCGGTCGTGGGCGTGGTATCCAGCATTATTGCGGTCGTCAGCCTGCTGGGTGACAACCTGGAGTATATACGGGAAATCGTCGGCGGGGTATTCGGAGAACAGGAGCTTGCCATCTTTGACAAGTTCACAGGCGCACTGTCCAATGTGGGTAACTTCATCAGCGGGCTGTTTGTGGACGGAGGCGTGGCAAGTGCGCTGTCCGGTTTCCGAGAAATGCTGTTCGGACAGGGCGGCATATTTGCCGGGAATGAGACGGCTGCCGGGGCGTTTGACGGCATCGTGCAGATGCTCCAATCGGTGATGGGCATTGTGGGCCAGGTCGTGACCTTTGCCAACACAACGGTAAAGCCAATCATTGAGGGGATATTCAACTTTATCACGCAGACGGTGGTGCCGGTCATTCTGCAAACCATCCAGACGGCGGCCCCGTATATCTCCAGTATCATCAGCGGGATTGGTTCGGCAGTTATGACGGTGGCGCAGATCATCGGACAGGCCATTCAATTTGTTATGCCGGTCATTCGCACTCTCGCAACCATCCTGCTGAATATCGGACAGGTGGTGGTGCCGTCTGTTCTGGCGGCCATCGCGGTATTCTCCGAGGGTATCAGCAACGCCATCACGGGGGTAAAGACCATCTTTGAAGGCGTTATCACATTCATCACCGGCGTGTTCTCAGGCAACTGGCGGCAGGCGTGGGAGGGTGTGCGGTCGATTTTCACAGGTATTTTCGACACCCTGGGCGCTCTGTTCAAAGCCCCGATCAACGCCGTTATAACGCTTATCAACAAGGCAATCGCAGGCATCAATGGGCTGAATATAACCATCCCGGACTGGGTGCCGGGGTTGGGCGGAAAAACATTCGGACTGAATATCCCGGAAATTCCGATGCTGGCACGGGGCGGATTTACCAACGGCGCGAGCATCGCGGGCGAGGCTGGCACAGAGGCGGTTATCAGCTTCCAGAGAGCTGTGCGGCGGGAGAACCTTGCAACATGGGCCAAGGCCGGTGAGCTGCTGGGCGTCAGACCGGTGGAACTGGCGGACATCCCGGCGGAGGGCGGCTTCGGCGGTGGAGGCATAACCTTTGCGCCGCAGATCACCATTCAAGGGAACGCAGACCGCAGCGTAATCGACGAGGCGCTGGCGGAGGCGCAGGCCAGATTTGAGGCGTGGTATCTCCAGATGCAGCGCCGGAATGCGCGGACGGCCTATTAACGGGAGGACGGTATGGCATACATCACTAAGAGCGGCGATACATGGGACATGATCGCCAAGGAAGTCTATGGGAGCGAATACCATGCCGATGTTCTGATGGCGGCGAATGCAGCGCACATTGAGACTTTTATCTTCCAAGCCGGGGTGGAACTGTCCACCCCGGCGCTGGAGGAGGAACGGAATGGACTGCTGCCGCCGTGGAAATATGAGGCGAACTATGATTAGAGCAAGAAGCCTGGCGCTGGATGTGCGCTACAACAATGCCCCGTTTGCCGGGCAGGTAGGCGGAGAAATCGAAAGCCTGACCTATATCGACAGCGCGGCAGACAACAGCGACAGCATTGACATCACGCTGGACGCACAGGATGGAAAGTGGCTGCGGGGCTGGCTACCGGAAAAGGGCGCGACGCTGCGCCCGCGCATCCGGGGGTACAACTGGGAGGCGCAGGGAGACAGGCGCATCATTGAGTGCGGGTTATTCGTGCTGGATGATGTGAGCTTTTCTGATGCACCAACCACCTTGCAGATCGGCGGCGTGAGCAAGCCGAGCGACAGCGACTTTTCGGAGCTGGAGCGGGAAACCATTTGGAAAAACACCAGCATCAAGAGAATTGGAGAGACCATAGCGGGCCGGTATGGGCTGGCGTTCACCTACGATGCAGACGATTATGACATCGAGTGCGACGAGCAGGACGGAACGGACAGCGGCTATTACAACCAGCTATGCAAAAACTACGGCCTTATCCTGAAAGTTTACGCCCGGCGGCTGTGGGTGTATGACCGGGAGCGGTACAAGGAAAAGCGAGCGGTAAAGATTTTCCACCGGACGCAGATCAGGCCGGGCAGTTTTGCATATACCACCACCCTATCCGGCACATACACCGGCGGGTACTTCAACTACACCGACGCGGACAAGGACATCGACATCGTGTGCAGCGTGGGCGGAGGGACACACACAAAGAGCGTGAACCGGAGAGCGACCAGCGTATATGATGCCAGCGTCCAACTGTGCGCGGAGCTGAACAACGCCAACCACGGCACGGTACGGCTGCGCTTCGGGGTAGATGGGGACTGGCTGGTGAGTGCGGGAAACTGCATCAATCTGGCCGGGTACGGCAAGCTGGACGGAAAATACTTTGTTGACAAGGTGACGCATAAGGTGAGCGCCAGCGGACTTACCACGGATTTCGAGTGCAGCGGCATCGGAACTGCGTTCCACTACTGGGATGTGGGCGGGAAGATCGAGTACCACGAGCCGGAGGAGGACAGCGGCGTTGATTACGACAGCGCCTACGCCACCACAAGCCCGGCGGCCAATGCAGCCAGCTCGGCGGCGGGAGCCGAAGCGGGGGCGTCGGTGACGCTGACAAATGCGCCTTTCTATGTGGCAAGCACATCGGCAAGTCCGGCGTGTCACAAGAGCGGAACCTATTATTTCTACGATGGCATCTTAATCAACGGGAGATACCGCATGACCAACACGGCGGCGCGGTGCGGAAAGCTACCGGTAGGAAAGAATGTGACCGGATGGGTGCCAGCGAGCTATTGCATCACAGAAAAGGAGGGATAGCCGGTGGCAAGCACGAACCGCACGGGGCGCGTGAGCGCCATCGACTATGAGGCGGGCACCTATGAAGTGACATATTTTGACCGGGGGCAAAGCGTGACGCGGAAGATCAATGCCATCAGCAACGGCGAATACAAAATGCCGGTGATCGGCCAGATCGTCAGCGTGGCGCACACCAGCAGCGGCCTTGCGGCGGCCACGACGACGGGAACGGTCTGGAACAAAACAAACCGCCCAGCAGAGGGCTTCAAGGGACTTTACCGGAAAGAGTACGGTTCGCAAAAAGGGCGGGCTTACAGCAGGTATGACGAGAATACGGGCGTGTACACGCAGTATGTGGACAAGCGCACCGGGCGTACCTGCAACGGAGAAATCTTCGATGAAGCAAAAGGCCCCATCAGCCTGGTGGCGGGCGGGCAGTTCCAGGCCAAAAGCAGCTCGGCCAGCATCAGCCTGAATGCGAAAACGGGCGTCGGCCTTGTGGCGGGAACATCGGTGAGCATCGAGGCCGGGAGCTTTGCGAGCATCGAGGCGGCGGGGGAACTGAGCGTGTCCGCCGGAGGAAAGTACACGCTGACGGTGACAAAGGGCGTGGAAGTCGAAGTGTCGGGCGGCGAGGCAAAGATCACGCTGAACGGAGCGGTAATCACCGTGACAGAGGCGGGGGATGTGACCGTGACCAGTCCGACCAAAATCAACCTGTCGGCCCCGGAGATCAAGGCGGAGGCATCGGCGGGCGATATTGTCATACAAGGGAAAAGTCTTGTCAACCACACGCACGAGGACAGCCTGGGCGGCGGGACTACACCGCCAAAGTAAGGAGGAGATCGCACATGGCGCTGGGGAGCTATATGGGGGTGTCATTCACGGTGAGCGACCGGCGCATCCTGACACCGAGCGGCCTGAAAGGACAGGGCGGAAGCGAGTGGGCAACCCACAACCGAACCGGGGCAAGAGCGAGGAGCCAGTGGATTGCGCCCAAGCTGCGGAAATATTCGTATGACCTGCTGCTTCGGGCACAGGACGGCGTGAACCCGAGAAGCACACTGCGACGCCTGCAACGCGCGGCAGAGCAGGATGTGGCGGACTGGTTCATTATCGGCGGCTCGCCCCTTTCGCCGTATCCGTTCAAAATCACCGACATCAGCGACGAGTGGGCCGTAGTGCTGCACCGGGGGGCGATGGTGGAGTGCAAAGTGACGCTGACCATCGAAGAATACCTGTAAGGAGGGCGCTATGCTTAACACGGAAAATGCTGTGATCGAGATACTGCCGGGCAAGGTGGACGACAGCACGGCGCGGGAGGTATATCGAAACCTGCAGGTGCTGTATGGGACTGTGGCCGGGGAGCAGGCGCTTGACCGGGAGTTTGGAATTGACGGCAGCATCATCGACTACCCACAGGAGAATGCGCAAGTTCTCCTGGTTGCAGAATATGTGCGCAAAACCGAACGGTATGAGCCACGGGCAAAGGTGGCCCGCGTGGAGTGGACGGGCGGAAAGGCGCAGGACGGAACTATGACCCCAAAGGTGGTGATCGAAATTGTCTAATATCATCGAGCTGGAGAACTGCCCGGAGCTGAACTTCATCGAGAACATGACCTTGCAGGAGACGGAAGATCAAATGCGGGAACTGTACGCCGGATATTACCGGGAGCTGACCGGGAGAGACCCGGAGATCGGGGACGCCGACACGGTGAACCTGCTGATTAAAGCGTTCTGCGCGATGGAATATCAGACCATGCAGTATGCGGACGCAAAGGGCAGAATGGAAATGCTGAAAACCAGCACCGGGAGCGCCTTGGATGCGCTGGCGGCGCTGGTGGGGCTGACCAGGAAAGCGCCGGAACGGGCCACGGCCTCTGTGCGGTTCAGCCTGGAGGAGCCGAGGAGCGTCGTTGTTGCTATCCCGGCGGGAACGCGGGTGAAAACCGAGGACGGGAAGTATTTCAACAGCCTGGAGTACGCCGAGATCAAGGCGGGCGAGGGCTATGCGGATGTTGTGGTGCAAGCTGAGGAAGCCGGAGCGGAGAGCAGCGGCATCCTTTCGGGTGCAATCAAAATACTGGTAGACCCCATTCCGTACATTTCCGGCGTGAGCAACACAACGCCGAGTACGGGCGGACTGGACACCGAGGACGACGACAGCCTGACCCGGCGCATCTACCTTGCGCCGAGCGTTTATAGCTGCGCCGGGCCGCGGGACGCCTATGAATACTATGCGCGGGAATGGCGTGGGGATGTGGCGGATGTCCGCATCGTAAGCCCACAGCCGGACGAGGTGAATATCTACTTCGTGATCGAGGATGAAACAGGGCTTCGGCTGCCGAACCCGACGGAGCTTGCGGGTATGGCGGAACACATGGACGACGAGACCATCCGTCCGCTGTGCGACCATGTAAGCTGCCTCGCGCCGGAGGAGGTGGACTATACCATATCGTTCACCTATTGGATTGCAGAGAGCAACCAGAGAAGTGCAAGCGAAATCCAGAGCAAGGTAACGGCGGCGGTCAAGGACTTCCAGACATGGCAGCGGAAACTTGGGCGGGACATCAACCCGACGGAGCTGATCGCCCGCCTGCGGGCGGCGGGGGCAAAGCGGGTGAAGCTGACAGCCCCGGCGGATGTGGCCGTGCAGACTATGATGCTGCCGAAATGCACCGGCGTGACGGCGACCTACGGAGGGCTGGAGGATGATTAAAAGCCTGAGAGATGCGCAGATCACAGACGGCCTGCCGCGTATCGTGCGGGAACAGCCGTGGGTCAAGGCGCTGTCCATGGCCGCTGCCGTGCTGCACAAAAAGACCATGGACTATATCGACGGAAGCCAAATCTATACCGCCATCGACAGCGTGGCGGAGACGGTGCTTGACGCCCTGGCAGTCAACTGGAAAATCGACTGGTATGACACCGGGTACGACATCGACCGGAAACGGCGCATCGTTAAAACGGCATTGACCATCCGGCGGACGATGGGCACAGTGGGCGCAGTCCGGGCGCAGGCGGACGCTATCTATCCGGGTTCAACCCTGGAGGAATGGTTTGAGTACGGCGGGACGCACGGGAGGTTTCGGCTGCGGGTGAACATCGTCACGGTGGAGGAACGGGAGGAATTTGAAGCGATGTCGCTCCGGGAGATCGAACGGCGGCTTGCGGCGGCAAAGCGGTTCAGCTCCCACTTGGAGGAGGTGGAATACTACGATGCGGGCGGTGTGGCGACATCCTACGGAATGGCGGCCTATGTAGGCGCTGAGTTCGTGGAGAGCTGCACCACCATCCGGGTGAACCCAAGCCCGGACACCAAAACAGGGACGGCCACGGCACACGCCCTGGCGGCCTGCGTAGGAGCGGTAATCATCGACTTCGGGACAACCGAGAGAACAGGAGGATAAAACATGGCCTGGTTAGGCGTAATCACGAACAACGGAAACGACCTGCTGACCCGGTGGGTGGAGGGGAAGAACCTACACATCACCAGAGCGGCGGCGGGACAAGGACGAGTGGAGCAGACCGCCATGCTGGCACAGTCGGCTCTTGTGAACGAAAAGCAGACGGTGAGCATCGTGTCCAACACACCGGCAGAAAAGGGCCAGAGGCTCAAACTGCAAGTGACGGCACAGGCTGCGGTGGGGTACAACCTCAACCAGTTCGGCGTATGGGCGAGACTGGACGAGGAAGAAGATCAAATGATCGCCCTGTTCCAGACGGATACGGACATCGGCATTGAAATCCCGAGCAAGGAAGCCATGCCGGACTTTGTGTACACATTCTACGGGCTGCTGGCATTCTCCAACCAGGGAAACCTTACGGTCAAAATTGACGCCGCCGCTGTGGTGACGGCGGAAACCATGGGACAGGCAATCGCTGAGGCCATGGGTGCTCACGCCGGAGACCGGGAGGCCCACGCGGCCCTGTTCGAGAAAAAGGCGGATTTGGGTGCTGACAGAAAAGTAGTGATCGACCAGCTCCCTGTAAACACGCCGAACGGTGTAGCGGGGCTGGACAAGGACGGCAAGGTGAGCGCCGCCCAGCTGCCGGTGAACGCACCGAACGGCATAGCGGGACTTGGCGATGACGGGAAGATCGCGGCGGCGCAGCTCCCCAGCTATGTGGATGATGTGGTGGAGGGCTATTACCATGAGGGCGCTTTCTACTCTGACCCGGCCCACCGGGAGCAGATCACCCCGGAAAGCGGCAAGGTCTACATAGATGCGGAAACCAACATCACCTACCGGTGGAGCGGGCACAGCTATGCGCCCATCGGCTCCGACCTGGCCCTGGGCGAAACGCAGAGTACAGCCTACCGCGGTGACCGAGGCAAGATCGCCTACGACCACAGCATGACCAAGGAGGGAAACCCCCATGGCACGAAAGCCGCAGACATTGGCTATACCGACAACAAGGGGCTGGGGGCGAAAAACTTGCAGGGGGCCATGGACGCAGCCGCGCAAAGAGCAATCGACGCGCAGAAGTCTGCGGACGCGGCGCTGGACGCCATCACAAAAATTGGGCACACCATCGACGCTGTGCCCAGCCAGAACGGAACACTGACCTACACCGGCAGCGAGCAAAGCCCGACCTGGAACAGCTACAACCCGGAGACCATGACCATGGGCGGCGTGACCAAGGGGACGGACGCAGGTTCGTATAACGCCACATTTACCCCGAAGGAGGGGTACACCTGGGGAGACGGCACCAACGAGACAAAAACCGTAGTGTGGAAAATCGGGCGGGCCACGATCATGGCGGTGCCCAGCCAGTCCGGGGCGCTGGCCTATACCGGAAGCGCACAGACACCGAACTGGGCCAACTACGAAAGCACAAAGCTGACCCTGGGCGGAACCACCAGCGGAACCAATGCGGGAAGCTATGAGGCGACCTTTACGCCAAAGGCCAACTACCAGTGGCAGGACGGAAGCACGACCGCCAAGACCGCCGTATGGCGCATTGAACGGGCAAAGATCGCAGTGGTGCCCAGCCAGTCCGGGGCACTGACCTATACCGGCGGGGCACAAAGCCCGAGCTGGAGCAACTATGACAGCACAAAGCTGACCCTGGGCGGCACTACCAGCGGAACTGCCGCGGGCAACTACAACGCGACATTTACGCCGAAAGAAAACTACCAGTGGCAGGATGGAAGTGTGGCCGCCAAAAATGCGGCGTGGGCCATTCAAAAGGCGGCAGGCACGCTGGCCCTCTCCCCCACCTCCATGACCCTGGACGCCTCCACAAAGAGCAAGAGCATCACTGTGACCAGGAACAGCACGGGGGCGGTCTCGGCCACCGCATCGCCCAGCGGCGTTGTGGCAGTGAGCGTGAACGGGAACACGGTCACGGTGACTGCCATTAAGGACGGAAACGCCACAGTGACGGTGAATGTGGCGGCGGACGCCAACCACACCGCCCCGAGTGCAAAGACCTGTTCTGTGAAGGTGGAGATGCCGAACATCTACGGCGTGGAGTGGGACGGTACCAGCACAACGGTGTGGAGCCGGACGGATAAGGCGGCAGGCTTCACGAACCCTGTGCCCTATGTGGCCGGACAGAGCAAGTACGGAAGCCCGTTCGATAACCTGATGCCCTGGAGCGGGATGGTTCGGTCAAGCGACCCCGCAGCGGGCGAGCTGGTGGCTATCCCGAAATTCTGGTTCAAGTGGACAAAGAGCGGGAGCCGGTTGAAACTCCAGATCGCGGACAAGGCGACACCGGGTTTCTGTGTCTCCCCGGCTCATGCAGACCGCGGGGACGGAAAGGGCGAGCGGAACACCGTGTACATTGGCCGGTATCACTGCCACACGAGTAACTGGAAAAGCCAGAGCGGCGGAAAGCCCAAGGCGAATATTACCAGAAGTGCGGCCCGCAGCGGCATCCATGGCCTCGGCGGCACCATCTGGCAGAGCGACATCCAAATCCGCATGACGATCTGGATGCTGTATCTGGTGGAGTTCGCAGACTGGAACAGCCAAAAGACCATCGGCAAAGGCTGCGGAGACAACAGTGCCCCCGGAAACATGGGTTATACGGATAGTATGCCGTACCATACCGGAACTACGCAGAACAGCCGGGACAGCTACGGCCTGGGTACGCAGTACCGGAACATTGAGGGCCTTTGGGACAATGTATACGACTGGGGAGACGGCTGCTACTACAACAGCGCGGGGCTGAACATCATCATGAACCCCAACAATTTCAGCGACACCAGCGGAGGAACCGCCGTGGGCGTACCCACGAGCGGGTGGCCCAGCGCATTTGCGGTGGCGACGAAAAGCGGCCTGGAGTGGTGCATTTACCCCACGGCAACGGGGGGCAGCGAGACCACATACTCGTCGGATTTCTGGGTCTTCGTCGCGTCCAGCCCGTGTCTGCGCTTCGGCGGTGACTTTAGCCAGGTCGGGTACTACGGGTTGTTCTATGTGTACTACAATTCCGCGTCGAACGCCAGCGCGTACATCGGCTGCCGCCTCCAAAAACTCCCCTGACAGGGGAGGGGGTGCAGGGGGACGGGGGCCGCAGCCC